CTGCCCGGTGGGGCTTATTGCCGTGGAGGAAGTCCCTGACGGCGCGGGGCTCATGGTAGCGTCTCCGAACCATCGGCGCCTCCTGGTGAAGAAGAAGGCTACGTACCGCGAGGTTGCGGACCCGACGCTCGTCTACCGCTACATTCTCATGTGTCGGGCGAAGATCGAGCGGGAGGACTACATGGTCCGGACGCATGACAGCAATGTGCGCTTCTGGACTGCATGGCTGGCCGAACGGGACACCGGGTACGACCTGGGCCAGAGGGTGAGCAAGGCGCTCGCCAAGCTCATCAAGGAAAAGATCACGACCGTCGCCGAGGAAAACGATAGGCTCAAGAAAGAGAATGAGCACTTGGCGGAGGTACGGTCTCTTCTCGAAAAGGTTGGCATCACGCGGACCTATGGTACAACCTGGGGGCTGCGGGAGAAGCTGGAAGCCTACAAGAAGGGCTACCCCGACGAGCTTCGCCATCTCCTGGATGCAGCCGAGGGCAGCGCGCGCAGCTTCATGCGATCAATCGAGGAAATCAAGAAAGAGCTTTCCAAAGACAAAGGAGGCACAGATGCCGCAGGTTCATTACGTCAAGAAGGCACGGCGAGCGATCCCCTCGGCGGGAGTTGAAGTAGGGAAAGCCTACTGGTGGTGGGCGACGCGCATCACGGCGGGCAAGAGCTACATCAAGCAGCTTCACTATTCGGTCAAGCCGCCTCGCCAGAGCCAGTTGACCAACGGGAAGATGGCTGGAGTCTACGCCGCGAATGAGAGCGTGGAGGATGCCATCGAGGCCATCAACAAGGACCTGGGAGACAACCCGAAGCTGGGGATCGACGAGGATCACTTCACCAGCGCGCAGTCCGACTTGTCCAGCGCGCTCAACGAAGCCGCCGAATCGGTGCGGGAGGTCGCGGAAGAGTACCGCGAAGGGGCGAGCAACATCGAGGACGGGTTCGGTCACTCCACCAGCACCAGCGACGACATGAGCGAGAAGGCCGACGAGCTTGACAGCTACGCGGACACGCTGGAGAGCGCGGCGGGAGACGTGGACAACGTTTCCTATGAGGCTCCCGAGGTCGAGGACAAGGAAGAGCCTGAGACGGAAGAGGACGACGCCCCGGAAGGCGTGGACCCGCTGGACACAGCGGTACCGGAGGACGACACGCCCGACCCTCCCACCGATTCCGAGCCCGGTGACGATCCCCTGGAGTCCGACGAGGACGCGGCCCCACCGGAGGTCCAGGCGAGTAGCAGCTTCCAGGAGATGATCGACATTGCCGAGGGTGCTCTTGGCGAAAGCCCGTAAAGGAGGGTGTTATGCTGGAGGCAGGTTTGGGCTGGACGGTCGTTCCTATCAGCGCGCTGGCGGGGACGATCATTTGCGTCGCGGTCATAGGGGCCATGGCTCTCCTGGCCGTGGTCGGCATCTACTTCGTCGTGGTGGCGCTAAGATGAAGCGGCCGAAGCAGGGAAAGGTCTGGAAAGATGCGCGGTGGTTCGAGGCGTGGCTGTTCTACAGCGTGTTCAAGGTGAAGGATGGGGAAAAGCTGCGGAGATTCCCGCGCTTCTGCTACTGCGTGTTGCACCCGATCTGGTGGCTCTGCTACAAGCTCCTGAACGTGGCGGAGTTCACTCTAAACATGACCGACCGTACCATGCGAATCGGGAAATACCGCTACGGCGTTGACTTCCTCCTGGAGTTGTCGTGGATGATGAATAGCGGAATGACGGTCCGATTCGAGCCGCCGGAGTACACTGAGGATTTGGTCAATCCGCGTCTGACCCGCCTATCCTCCGACCTGGAAGAGCCATGGATGCAGACAGCGGCCCAGGTCCACGAGACAGCGCGCCAGCACGGGTTTTGGGACCAGGAGCGAAACAACGGGGAGATGATCGCGCTCATCCATTCCGAGATATCGGAAGCCCTGGAGTACATTCGCCATGGCAACCCGGCCTCTGACCATATCCCCACGTTCACGGGAGCCGAGGAGGAAATGGCCGACGCCATCATCCGCATCATGGACATGGCATACGCCCGGGGATGGCGCCTCCCTGCGGCTATCGTCGCCAAGATGGCTTTCAACGCGGCGCGCGAGTATAAGCACGGGAAGGCGTTCTAAAGGAGGACGGCATGATGGTGAACGGGTTCATGTTGCCGAGTCGGTATGTCGAGACGGAAGCGGAGTTCCTGGAGCGCATGATGCTGCTCATGGGAGCGGTTCACGATTGGGGCCAAGCCACCAGGGACGAGGACGTAGAGTATGAGGAGTCCGATCTGGTGAAGTTCAACGCCATCGTCCAGCGCATGAAGCACGAGGAGCACCAGAGGAGGGGAGGAATCATCCCGGCCGGTACGCTGCATGTCGGCGACAAGCTGCGGATCACGCTGGCGGGGGCCATGGACGCCTCGCTTCCGCACGGCGAATGACCCCGCTGGAGAGCGCGGAGACAAAGAAGTCGTCCGCCGACTGGACAGAGGAGGAGTTGGCCGCGCTGGCAGCCCGGTATGGCGTGAAGCACGGCCCACTCGATTACGAGATATCGCCGAGACAACCGGGGGAGGAATAGATGCCGTGGCTTGTGCTCGCCTATGCGCTGACGTTCGGGTTCGTGCCCCAGGACGTTTTCGTGTTCTACACGCCGCCCGACACGACCAGCTACAACATCAATTCCAATCAGCAGTTCTCCGTGGACATGGCGGCGGAGCTACGGATAGCCGGGATCGGATACGTCGGCGGCGACATTCGCATCTATGAATGGATGAACGAGGCCGCGTTCCTGGATTTCTGGCCGAACAGGGGAGCGTTCTCTTTCCGCGCGGGATTGCGGTTCGGCGGGCTGGAGATCGGATACGAGCACTATTGCACTCACCCGATTGCGCCGTACCTCCCGTATTTCCACTACGATCTGAAATGGGACGGGGGATACGATGAGTTCCACGTCAAGCTGACAGGCGAAAGCGTGATACTGAAATGAGAGAGCCGTGGAATAGTTTTGTGGCCGTCGCGCCTTTTCTCTTGCTTCTCGTCCTACTCGGTGCTATCATGCGGGGAGCCGTGACAATCTATGTCGAGAGGCGACGGCAGATGAGAGAGTACGAAAAGAATATCCCGAGAGGGAGTGGGGCGTCGGCAGCGTCCCCATGCGGAGAGCAAGGTGCGAGTACCCCACAAGGGATCATCGCCAACCGCATGATAGTGAGTCCGGGCTATTCTCCGGCCGGAGATGGTTCGGACTCTCCTGCCGGTCTCCGTACAAAGAACGAGGCGCACGGGCGCCTACAAGGTCGAGCGACCGGAGGTACGGGCCATGAGAAAGATTGAACGCGATCCGTTCTGGCTGTTCATTGCGGGGCTGGGCACGGGGCTCCTGATCGTGCTTGTGATGGTCGCAGTCATGCGGGCGATGGGCTACTGACCATGGCGAGAGCGATATTCGACCCCGACATTTTCAAGAGCCTCGCGCCACATCGAACGTACAAGTACAGTGGGACGGATGCCCAGGCCATCGTCGAGGCTATGCTGGTGACGCACTACTGGACCGGCGCGCGCTGTGAGTTCACCGCCAAGCGGAAGTGTCTCATCGTTCTCGATCCGTTCGACTATCCCGTGCTGGCGGATCGTTCGCGCCGAACCTACGCGCTGGACCAGGGGCAGAGCCTTACCGTGGAGAGCGTTGCTACCCTGGATGGCGTGAGCCTCCCCCCGGGGTTCAATCTGTGAGTTGGCAAGCCAAGTTCAGCGAGCGCGGGCCACGGCGCAAGGTAGTGCGCTGGCTCTCGTTCGATACCAGGGACACGAGGATCCGGAATCCGCACCAGAAATGGCGCGGGGTGGGGACGGCGCTCCTGGAGTGCGGGCACGAGGTCCACAGCAGCTACCTCACGGCGCGCTACCACAAGCCCGCACAGTCAAAGAAGTGTCCGAAGTGCGCGGACGCGGGCGTACCGTGGCACCGATGATCGTGTCGTCGGCCATTCGCACGGTGCGGGGAGAGGTCGTGAAAGGTTATCGCCACGGGCAAGCCTTCCACACGCTCTACCTCGCGCGGCTCGATCTCAAAGAGCATATCGGCTGCACACAGGGATTCGTGACGGACACGGGGCGATTCCTGGACCGGGAGAGTGCAGCCGCTCATGCCTTCCGCTGCGGGCAGATACCCAGGCGCGTGAAGCGGCTTATGAGCGAGCACGTCTGGCCGCATGATCTCCCGGAGTGGGGGACCCGCCCGCCGTTGTGGCGCTGGTGGGAGCGGATGGAGGAGTACAGCCGATGAAGCAGAAGCGCGAGCACTACATGGAGGTCCACCTGCTTTGGTGGCGCTGGCAGGACTGGACGGGGGAGTGTTACGACAGCCTCATGCGCCGCTGGGACGGCTGGATAGCGCGCGGGCCGTTTCTCACCTTCTGGAAGGCGGCGAAATGACGACGCAAGGCAGACGGGTCTACGCCAACCCGGACGGGAGCTTCAAGCTGGAGCGGGGCGACTACTGCCTTGTCCCAATGAAGGACGGCACGGCGCGGTGGTTCGCCCGGGTCCCCGACGACCGATTCAACGACATGGACATGGGTGATCTCTCGAATCACACCATCACCGAGCACGAGGACGGGACTATCACCGTCTCACCGTCTATCCTTCATCACGGCTGGACCGAGGGATGGAAGCAGCAGCTTGAGTGGCACGGCTTCCTGGAGAAAGGCATATGGCGGACCGTATAACCTGTCCCCGGTGTGAGGGCCAGAAGTACGACAAGGGCTCGTGCGGACTGTGCAAGAACACCGGCACGATCCCAGCCGGGCGGAAGGGGCCGGGCGTCTATGCCGAGGCCATCCTGTGCAAGAACAAGACGGAAGCCGCGCGGTTCCGTGCTGAGATAAAGAAGCTGAACGAGTCACGGCTTTCCAGGTACGCCGAATTGGAGCCGATGCGGCGAAGACTGGCGACGGCGGAGAACGCGATCTCCGAAAGCTACTGCCGGGCCCGGACGAGGATCGAGGACCGATATTCGGCCTGGAGGAACGCATGACGGCCATCCGGAAGTGGCTGGACGAGTATTACGCCGAGCTTCTTGTCATGGACGGGCTGGACGAGGCAATCATCGGGCTCGGCGAGCAGAGCGGCGGGACGCGGGCGGTGGTCTACGACTATGAGAAGATCATCGAGTGCCTCATGGGGCAGGGAATGACCAGGGAAGTGGCTATCGAGTTCGCTGACTTCAACATCGTTGACGCTCACGTAGGGGAGGCGACTCCGATCATCCTCTACAGGCCGGACCTATGAGCGCGACGGCGACAGAGCGGGACATTCTCCAGTGTGCCTACTATTGGGCCGACAACCCGACAAGCCACGATGCCAAGAAGGCGCTTTATGATGCCGTCCACCGGGACCGCAAGGCTTCCGAGGTACGGGCGCGGCGGGAGATGGTGCGCCGATTCAACGGACCGGAGGGGGATGCCGTGGCCGATGGTATGCGGGGGAAGAGGAAACTGAAATGAGGATCATCTACGACTCGAAGGCGCCCGCGCATCGGACCGTCCAGTTCGAGGACGACGACGGCACTCTCCATCCCATCCCGTCATACGTCATCAAAATCCAGGACGTGAGCGGGCTCGTGGCGGAGTTCTCCAGGTGGGGAAACGCCAAGAGGCGGAAGGCGCATCTCCTGGCCGTCGTGGGGGTCGTCTCGAATGAGACGAAGGCGTGAGCGACCGAGTATGGTTCACGGCGGCGGAGGACACCCTGTTCAACCCTCACAAGGACCTTCCGGACGGCCAGCATTGGCTCGATTGCATGGGGCGGGTCTGGTACAAGCCTCCCGGGGCGGAGGATGCCATCATAGAGTCCGATCCGAGGCTGCGGCCCGATCAACTGGCGCTGTTCGACGTGGAGGATGCCATCTATGAGCGAGCCGGATCCTGGGATAGCGGGGGCGAGATGCGCGATTTGCGGGAACCCGATCCGCTGGATGGCAGTCAAGAGCCTGTTCCCGGGGCAGAATAAGGTCCAGGCGGTGGAGCGCGTGTCCCAGGTGTTCTACACGGACGGGGGGCGCCGGATGGAGGGATTCCCTCCCCATGTCTGCCCGCCTTCCCAGGAAGAGACTGGTACAGCCGTCTACGCGCCGGGGGCAAGGTGACTTCCATCATGGGAGGGGGAGTAGACCCCGAGGTCAAAGAAGCCATCCTCAAGCTGCTTGACGAGGCCACCGAGGCGGGAGAGTACAGCGAAATCCTCATCAAGCTCGACCAGGGCAAGGTGTTCTACATAGAGCACAACCGCCGATACAAGCCCATGGGGCTCGTCCGTGAGTTCAAGTCCAGGAAGAAGCTCGTCATTCGCACCGTGGGCCCGGCTCACCAGGAAGCCCCAGCACCAGCCCCGGCACCCGAGCCTCCCGTGCCGTCTCCAATTGACCAGGGCAGTCCCAAGGCGTAGGATATATCAGCTATGCCACCACGGGCCACCACAAAACGACATCCTCGAAAACATCCCAAACCGACCAAAAAGGCCGTCAGAAAATCCAAGCCTCGCGTGAAGGGAGCGCCGAAAAAGAAAGCCAAGCGCGCCATGAAGCGCCCGAGCCTGGACAGGAAGGTGAAGCGCCCGGACTTGAACAGAGGGAAGCAATCGGCTGCCGCGCGGGAAGAGGTAGTCCAGAGCGATATCGAGAAGGTCCGTGCGTTCATCGTGGCAAAGGCGGTCGGCGGGCTGAATGACGTGGAGATCGTCGCGGGGCTCCAGGAGGAGTTGCACTACACGATGGCGCGGCGCACCGTGTTCGACTATCGGCTGTCACTCGCCCAGGAGATCGCCAAGACAGCCATGCAGGAGTTCGAGCGCGCGCTCGCGGCGCATCCTGGCGGACAGGCGGCGCACCGGATCCACAGATACGGGGAGCTTTACGACACCCTGGACATGATGACATTCAAGGACGACCGCGCCACGGTCGCAGCGTTCGAGGTCCAGCGGAAGCTCCTGCACTCCATGGGCGAGGAGATGGACAATCAGTTCCAGATATTCGTCAAGTACGGCATGGCAGCGAAAGAGGGAACGGGGCTGCCCGCCACGAAAGAAGAGTTGGAAAAGTACATGGAGCGGTTGAAGGCGCTGGGGAAGCGCATCGACAAGCTCGATCTCGTTGCGATCCGTGCGAGACTGGAGGGAAGGGATGCAGCGATACCTGTCTCTTCTACGGTATCTCGACCATCTATACGGGGCGATGGGATGGAGCCGAGGCAGGACGCAGATGCGCGATCTCCAGCCCCGGCTCTCCCAGCGCGAGTGGCAGCGGGACAACCTCCGACAAACCAGGGTCCTCCACCGGGCCGCGCTACTGGAGCACCGAACCCACCGGCCAACGCGGCTCATACTGTACCCGCCGGTCCAAGAGCGCCCACCGCCTCTGTAGTCCCGGGTTCGCCACAAACATCACCTCCAGCCGCCTCCCCCACAAAAATGACTCCTGCGAAGCCCGCTGGTGGCACGATTCCTCAAAAGGGACCAACGGGAAGTAGCAAACCCGGGGGGGCGGCATAGTGTTCAACTTCGCCGACAAGCTCGCCATCATCGAGAACTATCTGGACCATCCGGCAAACCCGGACGAAAAGATCACGCTCGACGACTGGCAGACACAGTACCTCGAAGCGACCGACCGTTTCCTTATCACCAACAAATCACGGCGCATAGGCTGGAGCTTCGTGACGGCACTCCGGGGCACCGTGGAAATGCTCGACCCGGACACGACGCATTACACCAAGCAGTATGTCTCGTTCTCCCAGGACGACGCCAAAGAGAAAATCAACTTCGCGCGGGAGTTCTACTACTACCTGCCCGACTACTTCATGGACGCGCACGGCAACCGCATCCGAAAGAAGAAACTGACCAGCGAACAGCGCACGGTCCTGGAGGTCGAGGATACGACGGGCAAGACGCGCTCGCGTCTCATTTCCCTTCCCTGCCGACCCGTGCGCGGGCGCGGCGGTATCGTCTCCCTGGACGAGTTCGCGTTCCATGCGAAGGCCGATCTCATCTACACGTCGGCACTCCCCGTTATCTCGCGCGGGGGCTCTATCGAGATCGGCAGCACACCGTTCGGCAATAGCGGGCGCTTCTATGAAATCCTGAATGACAAGGGCGCCTACCCGAGCTACACGCGCTGGAACATTCCCTGGTACTACTCGCCCGCGCTCTGTAACGACGTGCCCGGGGCGATCCTGGATATCCTGCTTCCGACCGAGGCAAAGGTCCTCAAGTACGGTACCGAAATCCTCCAGGCCATTTTCTACCAGATGCCGTTCGAGGATTTCCAACAGGAGTATGAGTGCAGCTTCCGCGACGATCTCGTCGCGTTCATTACCCTGGACATGATCCGCGACTGTACGCCGGTCGGCGACGACGAGATTCTCCAGTTCCGCAGCCTGGAGGACTTCATCATCAACTTTGACCCGAAGGTCCACGGCGATCTGTACGCGGGCTACGACGTGGGGCGGACGAACGACGCATCCGAGCTTGTCATCATGGGGAGCTACCCGGAGCAGAAGGTCCGTACCGTGTGGGCGACAATCAGCTATCGCAAGATGGAGTTCTCCGACCAGGAGGACATTCTCTTGAAGATGATGCACGAGCTTCCCGTGGTGCGGCTGGCAATCGACCAGACCGGCCTGGGGATGCAGCTTGCCGAAAACCTAAAAAAAAAAGAGGCAACCGCGTCGAGCCCGTCACGTTCACGGGGCCGATCAAGGAAGAGCTTGCCAACGCCATGTGGCTGGGGTTCGACCGAAAGGAATACCTGCTCCCGGCCGACCGCGACCTACAGCGGCAGATTCATGCCATGCGAAAGACGGTCACGCTCGCGGCTCACGCTCGGTTCGACGTGGACAAAGCGGAGAAGCACCACGGCGACAAGTTTTGGAGCATGGCGCTGGCCGAGTACGCAGCATCCGGGGCACGGGAGAGCACGTTCTACGCACAGTTCGCCGAACGGCGGCGCAAGGAAGGTCGCACGATGACGGGATTGAATCAGGTCCAGGTTATCAATAAGATCAAGTCATTCAGGAGGGCTCGCTAATGAACCCGCGCTTTACCCAGGCCGAGTTGTTTGGACACCTCCAGAAGTCAGGCACGATCTCGAAGAAAACCCGCGAAGTCTCCCAGGAGAAGGAAGTGAAGCCGCCCGACATGCGGGAGGCCGTGCTGCGCCCGTTGAAGGCGCATATGTTCAACCCGTACTCGCGCACGTTCTGGCGCAAGGGCATCCTGGAGCCGAACAAGCGCATCAACTACCGGACGCTGCGCTACGTCTCCGAAAAGGCGTGGCTCATCAACGCCATTATCGCGCACAAGATCCGGCAGATGAAGCCCTTCCTCAAGGAAGCCACGAAAGAGAACGACCGGGGTTTCCAGATCAAGATGAAGGCGCCCGAGAAGCACCCGGGCCCGGAAGAGAAGAAGCGGATCAAAGCCTATACCGACTTCTTCCTCAACACCGGTTTCCGACCCGACCCCGAGCGGGAGGATAACATCGTCGCGTTCACGGCGAAGGCGCTGCGCGATATCGTCGGCATCGACGCCGTGGCAACCGAAATCCAGAGATCGGTCAACGGCAAGCCATACGCATTTTGGGCGCTGGACCCCGCGACCATCAAACGCTGCACGGAAGAGGGATACAACGGGGACGACAGGATCAAGTTCGTCCAGGAAATCGACATGAAGATCATGGCGTTCTACACACGCTCCGATCTCGTGTACGAGTTTATGAATCCCCGTTCCGACATCGAGCATTTCGGCTACGGCTACTCGCTCACCGAACAGGCCATCGACCTTATCACGGCGCTCATCAACACCTTCGCGTACAACATGGGCGTGTTCACGGACGACAACCTCCCGCGCGGCATGATAATGCTCAACGGGGATGCCGACGTGGAGGACGTGGAAGCCATCGAGGAGTACATGGTGTCCATCATGTCCGGCGGGCCGCAAGCGCGCTGGCGCATCCCGATCATTCCCAGCGGCGGGAAGCCGGGGGAGCGAGCCCTGGAATGGGTCAGCTTCGACAAGAACAACACGGACATGCAGTTTTCGATGTGGACGGAGTTCATCTGGAGCGGCGTGGCCGCGCTCGCCGGGACTGACCTGGAGGAGCTTGGCATCCGAACGCAGAAGAGCACGACGCTCCTGGGGGAGAACGTCGAGCCCAAGATCGAGGCCAGCAAGAGCCGCAGCCTGGGCGATCACCTTTCGTTCATGCAGCAGCACTTCCAGAAAATCCTGGAGGAGATCGACCTCGCATACAAGTTCGAGTTCGTAGGCTATGAGCGGGACGACCCGACCGTGGCCGCGAACCTCCGCGAAAGCGACCTTCGCACGTTCACGACCATCGACATGATAATGGCGGAGAAGGACCTGCCGCCGTTCAACCAGGAGTGGTCGAAGATACCCCTCAATCCCTACGTCGTGCAGATGGTCCAGGCGGACAAGCAAGCCCAGCAGCAGCAGGAAATGGCCGAGCAGCAAGCACAGCAAGGCGTGGACCCCGAGCAGGAACAGGGAGCCAATCAGGACCTTGCCAAGCAGTTCCGCGATCTCCAGACGGGGGCTCCGCCACAGACAGGCCAGCCGAAGCCCCCGGGAGGCGCGGCGCCGAAGCCCGGGGGAAAGCCCGGCGGAGCGAAGCCGCCGAACGTACAGACGCGGCCCACCATGCCGTCGAGCCCGGGGTTGCCTCCTGGTGGGAAGCCGCCGAAGCCGCCCAGCATCAACAAGTCATTCGCGGACGACGCGATCATATCCATCGAGGTCTGATATGGACGATGCGAAAGAAATCCGGGAGCTAATGGCCGACATAGACCGGCTCGTGGACATAATCAGCCGGACGAGCCGCATCAAGATCGAGCTACCTCCCGACCCCGAGGATATTCCGACGCTCCTGGACACGATGCCCATGGAGCTTGTTCCGCATGTCAGTGAAGCAACCGTCGAATGGGCTATGAACCTCATTCGACAAGCAGCCACAAAGGAGGGAGTCATGCAGCCAATCGGAATCGGCAGGATCGTCCATTACGTCATGGACAACCAGGGGATAGAAGAGGTCGGGCGCCAGAATGCGGAGCGGCCCGCCATCATCGTCGAGACGTGGGGACACGAGTTCGACGAATCGGGAGCCATCAACCTCATGGTGCTCACGGACAACCGCAACGACCATGGGCGGGATTACGGGATGGTGCCGACCATGAACGGGGAAGGGAACATGGAGTTCCCCAGCGTCATGTGGAAAACGTCGGTCAGCTTCTCCGAAGAGAAGAAGCCCGGGACGTGGCACTGGCCCGAGAGAAAGTAGTGCTACCGAGGCTCACGCGCGCCCAGGCGCGGCGCATCGTCGAGCTTCACAAGAAGGATTGCGGATGGACGTACCACGGGACCCTCGGCTTCCTGGAGACGGTCATCCGCCATCTATTCCCGGAGGAGGGGAGCGGCTGTTCGAGCGGTACCGGAACGCCAACGGAACCTACAACGGGCTCAAGCTCCTCTCCGAGCTATCCGGACTCTCCGAGGCCGAGTGCCGAGACATATGGGAGCGATTGAAGAAAGCGCGAGCGGAAAGGAAACCATGGCACCCCAGCGAATGATGCTCTATCGAGTTGCATGGACCGATGGACAGGCGCATCACGAGGTCATTACCAACGATCACAAGAAGGCGACGAAGGCGGAACAGGAGGAGCTTGCCTGTAACGGCCACGATCCGAAAGCCTGGACGTTCACCACTACCCCGGTCAGCGTGAGATTCTATGCCGCAGACTGAGGTTCGCGTCCATGTCAAAGACATAAGCGACGCGAATCGACTGGTGAAGTACCGAAAGGCTGTCACGGTACTCGCCAAAGCCATGGGCGTACCGGCTACGATCAAGCAGAGGGACAACAGCGGCGCCGAGACATTCCCCTTCCGCGCCCAGGAGGAGCTATTCCAGCGGTGGACCCTCTACTATGCGAAAATCCTGGACCAAATCTATATGGCGCTCTGCGGCGCGTTCGACCTGCCCGTTCGGACAACGTTCTCCAAAGCTATCGAGGATGAACCTCTCGTGTTACGGGGAGTCACCATCTTCGACCCGAGAACAGGAACCCCGATCAAACGGGCGGAGTGGGACGCGCTCCTGCGCTCCATAGAGAGCTACCTGAATCGGCGCATATCGGACGCCGCGCGCCGCATCGTCCTGGACTCCACTACGCTCGGCAAGATCGTGTCGCGGCTCCTCAAGCAGAACAGCCTGGAGGCCGTGCGCGCCCTTCCCCTGGACGCCATGAAGTACAAGTCACGCACCTTCTCCTGGATCGCGGACGACGTGCGGAACATGAAAAGCACGTTCAGCCTGGACGAACGCGAGTTGAACCGCATCCAGCTTGCACGGGAGGAGCTTGGCTTGAACATCGTCGAGGCCAGCGACAGGCTCCTCGGCGGAATCCAAAAGACATTCATCCGTGGCATCCTGGAGCGCAAGAACAAAGGCGAAATCGCCCAGGACCTGTTCGACCGGTTCGGCGGGGAGAATCGAGACTGGCGCCGTATCGTGGAGACGGAGATCACCGACAACCACAACAACGGTTTCCTGGCTGCCGAGCGCGCGGACGCGGCTCCCGGGACCAAGCTCTATTTCGAGCGGCTGGAGGTCAATGACTTCCGCATCTGCAACTTCTGCCGGAGGCTGCGCGGGCAGATCGCGCTCCTGGTGGACGCGCCCCTGGAATCCGAGGCCATCACCGACCCTCACGCGAAGATCGCAATATGGGAAGGGAAGTCGAACGTGGGCCGCAAACGCTGGTGGGCGGCTGCCGGGGCCCAGCATCCAAACTGCCGGGGCTCCTGGACGCGGACCTATCCTGAACAGCGCGCGAAGCTCAAGGAACAGGGCATCGACATTCAGACGGCCATGGACCGGCTCGCGGAGAACCGCCGTCTATGGGGGGAGGCACAGGCCGAGGTCGATGCGACGGGCGCCGACGTGAATGACCCGGGCTACGTCGAGCGGATCAACGTCGTCTATCAGGCCAAGCTCGCGGAGCGGCTGCACAAGGCGCGGAAGGGCGGCAATCTCGTTCCCAGGACTATGCTCGTCACGCGGGAGGGCAAGACATTCCCCATGACCGTGTGGGTCAACCCGAACGAGAAAGCGCACCCTCTCATGCAGGGCTCGCTCTTCCCGGCGCCCGAGGTCGCGGAACAGCCGCGCGCCGTTACCTCCCGGATCCTGGGCGACGAGTTGAAGCACGAGCCCCTGGTAGTCCACGAGGCGCGGGCAGCCCTGGAGCTTGCCGACCCGAACATCGTCTATGCGCTCGAAAGGACGCAAGAGCACTTCGCGGTGCGCTACTGGCAAGCGGACTACTGCCAATACGACCCGTTCACTCGCACGGTCAAAATCGCCAAGGGCTCCGCTGGCTACCTGGAATCGGTGCTCCACGAGATCGGCCATGCCGTCCATATCCTCTACTCGCGGCCAACGGACCCAGGGGGGTGGAAGCACCAGAAGAACCCGATGGATGCGTTCGGCATAAAGGACTTGTCGAAGGCTCTGGAGACGGATTACGTCGCGTTCAACCGATGGACCGATGATGAAAAGCGCATGTTCCGTTTCGGCATTACCAACTACCTCATGGCTGCCGAGCCCGTGTCCGACGTGGTAGACGCGCTCACCTACGGGGAGATCAGCGGACCGTCGAGTCATTCCATGGACTACTACCGGCAAGGCGATTACATACGTGCGCTGGAGACGTTCGCCAACCTCTTTGCCATCGACACGCTGCGGAGGCAGCCCGGGCCCCGGGCCACGATCTACGTCCAGGCGTGGAGCAAGCTGCTCATTCTCGCGCCGCAAACGATCCACGCTTACGCGGGCATTCTCCACGAGTGGGCGCTGGACGCCGAGTATGAAGGGGGCGCCGAATGAATATCTACGATCTGGCGGACCTGATAGAGAGCTATCGCAAGCAGTTCGGCGACATTCACACGTTCGGGCTCATCAACACGGATGCGGCGCGGGACCGCATGGGCGAGCGCATCACGCGAGCGCTCGATGAAGGCAAGCCGATTGATTTCAAACGAGAGTTCGGGATAGACTTCCGCAAGGCCGGGGGCAGACGCCCGACGCTCATCCTGTAAAGGGGGACCGGCATGGTACAGCTACAGCGATTCGAGCTTGAAGGGGCAGACACAAAGCCCGTGACGTTCGCCCTGTTCCCGTTCGACAAGGTGGTAGGCGTCAACGGGGCCGAGGTCGAGGACGGCGCGATCCGTCCCATGCTCCTGGTGGAAGTTGAAACCAGCCTCCCGCGCGAGGTCCAGCCCGCCGGGCGCAGCTATCGCATCGTGCCTATGGACATGCAGCCCGAGAACGGATGGAAGTACGTGGACAGCTTCCGAAACACCGCGAAGAACATGATGAGCGTGTACGAGGTAACGGAGGCGTGAACGGGTTTGAGCCCGCATACACGACGACCTTTCAAGGGCTCCCCATCGTCATAGAGAATCGAAAGGGCAGCGTCCGCCGTGGCGTTGACCAGGACGGCCACGAGTGGGAAACGCGGATGATGAATCCCTACGGGTTCATCCGGGTGCGCGACGGGCGCGGGGCTGACGGAGAGTATATCGACTGCTACCTGGGGCCGAACCGTGAAGCCATGGCAGTCTACGTCATTCACCAGCAGGACCCCGAGACGCATCTGTACGACGAGGACAAGGTAATGCTCGGCTTCAATTCCCAGGCCGAGGCGGAGACCGCATACCGAAAGCACTATGACAAGCCCGGCTACCTCATGGAGACGACGGCCTTCGATTGCGTGGAGAAGTTCCGAGAGGCCATGAGGATGATGATGCCCGGCGATCCCGTGCGCCCCCCGCGCGAGGAGAAGAGTATGGACCCCATGTTCGTCGTCCCGTTCGAGAAGGCAATCACGGTGAAGAAGGGGACCATCAAGGTTGGAGACAAACTGCGGTTCCATTTCAGCGGGACTATCGGCGAAGTCCCGGGCCGCGTTGTCGAAACCCCCGAGTCGCGGATTCACTATCCGCCGGATGCGCGGCCGTGGGGAGTAACGAAGGGTGACGTGTCTATCCTGACCATGCCGCTGGACAACGTCGGCATGTTCAAGGCGCTGCGGTCCGGGCTCGTTCCCACGAAAGTCCAGGTGATGCGGAATGGACGCGCGTTCACACAGACGGTCTACAAGCGGCCGGACGAGGCGCAGCCCGCCGCTGCCCCACGGCAGATGAACCCGGAGGACGACGTTCCGCGCGGGCCGTGGATTTCGGGTCCCCCGGCGGGCGAGGCTGACAACTTCGAGCGGCGCGCATTGAGCGGGATGGCGGACAGCCAGCTTGCCAAGTTCCAGAAGCAAGCGGAGAAGGCATACGCAAAGACGTTCAAGCTCATGGACCCAAACTCGAAAATGGCCCAGGAGGACCGAGAGCATTTCCAGCATCGTCTCCAGCTTGTCGAGGAGGAGTGGAAGCGCCGCAAGGGAATGACGAAGGCCATACGCGCGGGGCTCCACCCGGAGAAGGTCCCCGTCCACCGCGCGGGCAAGACGTTCATGCAGACCGTGTTCAAGAGGACGCCGAAGCTCCAGGCGCCGCGCAAGCAGAAGAAGGTCGAGCCGTCGCCCGGCCAGATCGGGTTCGACTTCGCTGCCGAGCCAGCCCAGGTGGAACCGACAGTCACTCCCGAGGCAACGGGTCTATGGCAGACTCTCTCCCCGGAGGCGCACGAGGCTCACGCGAAGCTGCGGGAGGCCCGGCGGAATATGGACTACACGAAGATGAGCGACAAGCTGGCCGATGAGACCTATGCGCTGCAACAGTTCGGCGCCGCGCTTGTCCCCGGGCTGCGGCTCCAGGACTTGGATCGGGCTGCGCTCACGTTCGAGGTACTCGCCGGGACCGATGGCTCCGTAGAGAAGTGGAACGCCTACAAGGAGAAGCTGGCAGCGGAGAACAGGATCGCGCGGCCCAAGGCCGAAGCGACGGCGCCAGCCGCGCCCGCAGCCCCGGCCGAGGTCCAGCAGCTTCCCCAGGATGAGACGGCAGGATACCCGAAACTGCCGGAGGATGCCGCAGAGGCCGAGAAGTGGGTGAATGAGGGGCGCGCGTTCCTCAGTGACGACAACGAAACGATGGGGGCACACGACCCGGCGACGGGCCGACCGATACGGCTCACCGATGAAACGCTGCCGATGGCGCGTCCGCCCATGGCGTCCGAATCACTCAGCCAGTACCTTCTCAGCGCATCGGAAACCCTGATAGCGGAGTTGCGTCACTATGACGGCGCCGACCATGCGGGGAGCGATAGCTGGCGCGAGGGCGTGAACGGGACGCGGCGGCTCCTGGAGAACGCGATAGCAAAGGGAGGGACGGACCCGCTGGCCGTCCGCCGCGAGTTCACCAAGCAGATCATGGAAGCGACGGCATACCTGGACGCGGAGAAGAAGAAGGAAGCCAACCGCAAGCGCCCAACCATCCAGTCATGGGCCGACCATGGCAAGGCGGCTCTCGAAGATGCCGGGGCGGCGTTCCGCATCATGTTCATGCGCTGGCAGGAGAAGGACGGTCCCGTGCTACAGGAAACAGCGGAGACGGTGCGCGAGGATCAAGTCTACCAGGACCCTCCCGCGCGGCCCGATATCAACGCGCTCACCAGGGAGCAGGTGGATTCGTTTTTCAAGAACATCGAAAGCGCATGGTACGCCAACCGCGTGAAGGTGTTTTTCCCGGCGTACAAGGACGCATGGAAGAATCATCACCTTTCCAGGATGCCCATGGAGAAGAGGGAGGCCGTCGAGTTCTCCGGAGGAATCTGGCGGCTGGTATCGGGCGTGTCCAGCTTTCTGTTCGAGGGGAAGCGCAAGAGCACGGTGACGCAGGACGAGATTGCCCATGAGCTTGCCAATAGCCGCGCCTTGGCGGAACAGAAGATCGAGAGCGAAGCGAAGCTGAACGGGAGAAGCGGGGACGACCCGATAACGCAAGCACAGCGTTCCGGGCTCGATGAGGCATGGCGGTTCGTGACGCTGGCGTTCAAGGCGGAGACAGAGAACGCGGGGACCCCGAACGGCGGGCGGTCGTACAACCAGTAGGGAGGCGCGTCATGGAGTTCATGGTCAAGGTGACGACGGACGACGGGGAGAAGATCGTCCCCGTGGCAGCGGTCAGCGTTCTCAGGCTGGAGCCCGGCGACGTGGTGGTGCTCTCCCCCAAAAACGAGTTGGACCCGGACTCTTGCATCCAGATATGGGAGCTTGCGCGCAAGGTGTTCCCGAATAACGAGGTCCTGGTGCTCGCATCCGAGACGAACATCGGTGTCATTTCCGCTTCCGCCGTCAAAGAGGCCACGGAGAAGGACGGCGGATGATGAGAGGGCTCATTCCCGTCAAGGTGCCGGTGCGCCGTGGCGGGCTCATGTTCATGCAGACCGTGTGGAAGGCGCCCGTCAAGCTGGAGAGCCCGCGCAAGGCGGAGAAGCAGTACGAGTTCAACGGGCTCGCGGGATGCGTCGAACAGCGCAAGCGCAAGAACGGCGCCCTGGTGGGCGTCTACAATAACGCCCAGGCCGGGCTCGACGACAGCGGCGGGGAGCTTCCGTGGTCCAGCGTGTGCGAGACGCACGGCAACATCATCGCCCATCCCTCCCTAAAGCTGGCACAGTTTCACGCCGTGACCCCGGAGGAGTGGTGCGACGGCTGCATGGGAACCGATCCGCGCGACCAGTGGGGCGACGACTTCGATATTCAGATCACCCCGGCGGAATGGCAGCGCAACCTGGAGACCATTGCCGATTTCGAGAGCGGCAGCCAGATCAGCTATAACAAGGGGCAGACGCTTCTCCACGGATCGGAGAAGGACATGGCCGAGTTCGCCGACGCCATACGCAAGCAGGATCCGGCATTCGCATCCAAGATCGACAAGATGCTGGCCGACGAGGGGAGCGGGCCGCAGCTTACGCTTCCCCTGGAGACGCCGAAAAAGCCGAAGCCGACATACTCACAGATCACGTTCACCGACGAGGACGGGAAGAAGAAAAAGACGATCCTGAAAAACCCCGTTCCCGTGAAGCTCGCGGGCGTGGATTGCATCGGTGGACTGGAGATCACGAAAGAGGGCGACAGCACATTCGACGAGGGGGACAGGCGGCGGATCATCGAACGCAGCCTCATTTCCAAAGAGGAGCCGATGGTCTGGAACAATCACTACGCCGAGTTGGAAGTGGTGAAGCCCGAGCCGACGCCGCTGAAAGAGCACACCACGCCGACGTTCACCATTCCCGTCAGAGGCAAGGAGCCTATCCTGACCATCGGCAAGCAGGATGCGCTCGACCATTTCGCCGAGCTTCGCCGGAGGACCCTGGAGGCTGGAGATCGGAATATCCGCGACGCCGAGGGCATGGAGAGCTTCCGCATGGAGACTCCCCTTGTGCCCGGGATGTACTACATCGTCCATCCCAGCGCGCGCGAGCCCGGGAGAATCCAAGTCACCGCGTTCACAAAGAAAGACGATCAGCCGTGGGGGCATAACACGTTCGACTACAGGGAGGATGCAATCAGAGCCTACTCTGGAGCCTCCGGCCCGTGGGGTCCGCCGTATGGAGATACCGGGATGCGGGTGGTGCCGTCTTGAATGTTTCGAGGATTCTGGATACGTTCATAGACGGGAGGGCAGTATGCCATGCCGCGAGTCTACGAGGTCCGGTTCCACGACGAAGCCGGACAGCTTGTAAAGACAGTGAAGCGGAAAGAGATGCACGAGGCGATGGCCGTCTATCGGCTGCCCCATGTCATCGAGCGCCGGGTCCGCTTTATCGTCAAGGCGGATTCCCGCGAAGCAAACAAAGACATGCCAGCCTGGAATCGCGCCAAGCGCCAAGTCCGCGCCGAGTATCCCGACATTTCCGAGGACAGCGAGCGTTTCTGGAAGCTCGTCCAGACTCTGTACCAGTCCATGAAAGCGAAGTAGACCGGATCTCCTGCTCCTCCGGTCTCTTCATTTCCAACGGGAGGGGACCGTGTTCGTCCTTCAACTGACAAAGGCCCGCCATGCTGCCGGACTCGTCCCAAAGAAGATCACCGTCCACCGCGACGGCAAGCCCGTCCTGACAACGGTGTGGGTACGCCCGGAAGAGGCTGCGACCGAACAGCCGAAGGGTGTCCAGTTCGACCTGTTCGCGGAAGCCGGGGAGCAGCGGGAGAAGGAAGAGCGCAGCCGTGCGACGCCCCCCGGCCTGGACGAAGCGAAGTGGAAGTCTGCCCTGGAGCGAGCCGACCAGATGAAGGCCGTCTCCGCGAACATGACCCCGGCCGATCTCCAGGCGCTCACCCCCGGCGAGCGGACCGCCGTGGAGAAGCTGAAACGCGGCGAGGTCGTGGACGTTGCCGAGGAGTTGTATCGCGGGGAGCACGGGGCTCCCGAGAGCCCGAAGCCCGGAGAGGCCGAAGCGGCAGCCGAGGCAGCGCAGCCCGAGCCCGTCATTCCAGAGCCGAAGAAGCGGAAGCCGCGCGCCGCGAAGCAGAAAGCAGCCGCCGAGCCCCAGGCCGAGGTTTCTCCCGTCGAGGCCGAGGCGCGCAAGATCGTTCCGCCCGCCGTCGAGGTAGAGCCCGCGTCCGCCTCCGCGCGCGGCCTGGATACCCCGATCTCGAAAACAGAGTTCCGCGACTATGGCTCCTGGGCCGCGAAGGGCCGAGGCATGACACCGGACAAGCGCAACACGCTCAATCAGAACGTGGCCCGGATCCTGATGAAGCCCGGGAACGAGATCACCGAGGAGGAGATCGTCCAGATCCGGCAGTACAGCGGATTCGGAGGAGTGAAGGCCGAGGACGAGCGCGGAGTGCTTTACGATTACTACACCAGCCCGCCCGTGGCGAAAATGACGTGGCAAATGCTGGACAAGCTGGCGCCGATCAAGGAGGGCGCAACCGTCCTGGAGCCGTCGTGCGGGACCGGCGTGTTCTTTGATGTGGCACCCGAAGGCATGAAGCTGACCGGCGTCGAGCTTGACCCGCGCACAGCATCGGCAGCCGCGATCCTCCAGCCGAAGGCCAAGGTCCACAACATGGCTTTTGAGCAATTCAACCTCTTCAACATTGCCGAGTTCGATCATGTCGTAGGCAACGCTCCATTCGGCGAGCGGCCGATCACCACGGGTTTCATGGACATGCCCGGGGAAAAGAGCCTGGACCGTTACTTCATCGAACGGTCGATTGACAGCGTGAAGGACGGCGGGACCGTGGCGCTCATCGTCCACCCGGGGGTCCTACGGGGCAAGAGTCACCGCGAGTGGCGCGAGAACCTTTCCAAGAAAGCGCAGTTCATGGGCGCCGTGAAGCTGCCAACGTCCAGCTTCAAGCACACGCACACGGCCGTCTCACCCGACATTCTGTTCTTTCGGAAGCTCCCCCAGGAGGCGCGCGATATCCTGGCGAGCATGGATACGGCTGCCGTGGACGACGCCGGGTTCATCGACCATGACTGGACCGAGGGAAACTACTACGACAGCTACCCCGACAACTACCTGGGCGAGAAAGCGCGGGGCAATTTCGGACAGGAGATTGCCGAGGGCGAGTTGACCCCGGAGAAGATGGACAAGGCAGTCAAGGCGTTCCAGGCAAAGCCGGATCTCACGACGAAGCACCTGGACGCGCTGCGTAAGTACGCCGAGGCGCATCCGGCGGAGAAGAAAGCGGCGCCGAGCGGGATGAAGCCGACCGAAATGGAGGCAGCCGCAATCGCGGAAAAGACTCTCCAGGTCGGCATGACCAAAACGGTGGACGGCGTGATTTACCGTCTGAACGCGAATCACCGATGGGAGCGCGTGGACGGCGACGCTATCGTGGCGGCAAAGGTCGATGCGCTGAAAGCGATCTCCGCCAACGTCAAGGCAATCCGCGACGCCATGCACAACCAGGAGCCCGTGGACGTTCTCCAGGCGCAGACCCGCGAGCTTATGCAGAATTACGCCGATACCTACGGCTCGAAGCACGGGGAGGATGAGGACGTAAAGAAATGGCTGAAAAAGAACGCGGCCACGGAAGGCGTGTTCGAGGCCATGGCGACAGCGGCCGACTCCGATATCGTCACCAAGCAAAACGTGTTCGACAAGTACATCGAGATCAAAGACGGGCACCAGCCAGACGTGGAAGCCCTGTCTGCTATCGCGGCGACAGGCGGGACCGCGACCGAGGAGCGTATCCGCAAGGACTATCCGAACCGCGCCGACGAATTGATCGGACTCATGTACGCCAACAAGGACGTGTTCCTGGACACGGATGGTGCTTGGAAGCTGCGGGAGGATTTCGTTGTCGGCAACGCATACGAAAAGATGGACGCTCTCAAGGCAGCCATCGAGAAGGAAACGGATGCGAAGCGCAAGGCGAAGCTCCAGGCCGGGCACGACACGCTCTATGAGGCCATCGGGTGGGTCCCCATCGAGGACGCGGACATAAAGCCGTACTCGCGCTGGATACCCGAGGACATCCTGAATCGGTGGATCACGAGCGAGAGCGGACTGGACATGGGCGGGAGTAGCGGCATGGGCGGCCCGCAGGTCCGCTGGGACGAGGATGAACAGAAATGGTCGTCAAGCAATTCCCAGCTTGAACGTTTCTTCAACCTCCAGAAGCAGCGTGAGAAGGGCGTCGATACCGATGTCTACAACCGCAACATGGAGGACAACTTCAAAGCGTTCCTGGCCGTGGACACGGAAGCGCGAGGGCAGGTCGAGGACCTCTACAACCGGCTGTTCAACGCGGAGCTTGGCGTTCCCACGAAGGTCTACCCGATAGCTCTCGAAGGCTGGAACAACGACAAGTACACGCTCCGCCCGTGGCAATGGCAGACGATCCACCATCTCTACCGGTCCGGGAAAGGCATCTCCGCGCTCGGCGTCGGGTTCGGAAAGACGCTGGGCGCCATCGGGCTCATGGCGCTACTGCGGCAGGAAGGCAAGGCAAAGCGCCCGTTCCTCCAGGTCCCGAATAACAAGGTCAAGGACTGGATGAAGGAAATCAGCGAAGCCATGCCCGGGCTCAAGATCGGCGCCGTCGATCCAGAGACGAAAGGCTACGGGGACCGTGACAAGAGGTACGCCATGTACCAGGAGCTTGCCAACGGCGACTATGACGTTATCATCCTGCCCGAATCCAGCGCGAGCGAAATCCAGCTACGGGAAGAGAACGACAAGGAGATCACGGACCGCATCGTCACGTCCCAGCTTCCCGACGTTTCCGAGAACAGCAAGAAATCCCAGCGCGACAAGGAAAAGGCCAAGATGAAGGCCGAGACGCGGCTTGAATCGCAGACAGGTGCGAAGAACGTCACGATCAATTTCGAGGATTTCGGCTGCGACGCTATCTTCATAGACGAGGCGCACAATTACAAAAACCTGTTCTCCTCCTCTCTCGCGCGCGAGACGGGGATGAACGACGGGCGCCGATCCGAGCGCGCCCTGGCCCTGTTCAAGAAAAACGAGTTGATCCGGCGCGACCATGGCGGGAAGGGCGTGTTCATGCTCACCGCGACGCCGCTGACGAATAGCCCACTGGAATACTACAACATGCTCATGCACGTCGCCCCGGAGGAAATGGAGCGGCTGGGAATCAAGAACATTGACGGGTTCATCCGAGAGTTCGCGGACTTCCAGGAGGGCGAGAAATACGACTGGAGCACGGGGACGGTCAAGAAAAGCCGGATCCTCAAGTCCTTCAAGAACATCCGAGCCATGCAGGATATGTTCTTCAAGTACACCGATCTCCAGAATGACCCCGAGAAGATCGGGCTCAAAAAGCCGAAAGCTGACTACGTTCCCACCAGGACGGCGGGCGACCAGCACCAGAAGGACGCCATCAAAGAGCTTGCCGAGGAGATCGAGAAGTATCGCGCCATGAGTGCCGAGGAACGGGAAGAGGCGTACCCAGGGCAAAACTTCCTCACGTTCTATTCCAGGATGCGAACGGCGTCCCTGGACATGGAGCTTCTCAACCCCGGGAAGTTCAAGGGATGGAAGAATCCGAAGCTGGACCGGCTCACGGAGAACATCAAGGAAATGCTGCCGACAGGCGCGGGGCAGGTCGTATTCTGTGACCGCGTTCTCTCCGGCGACGGCAGCCTGAACATGCACGACAAGATCAAAGCGGCTATCGCGGCAGCCGGGGTCCCCGAGGACCAGATTGCCGTGGTCAACGGCGTCACCAAGAGCGGCGGGGCCATGTCGGACAAAGCCCTTGAAAGCGCCGTATCGGATGCTATCGCGGGATTCAACGCCGGTAAGTACAAGGTCATTCTCGGCACGACACAAACGCTGGGCGAAGGCGTGAACCTCCAGAAGAACAGCGCGGCGGTCCACCACCTGGACATTCCCTATCGGCCGTCTGACTTCATCCAGCGCAACGGGCGCGTGGACCGGCAGGGTAACAAGCAGGAGAAGGTCAAGCTGTTCAACTACCTCTCCAGCGGCACCATCGACAACTACAGCGTCGGGCTCGTCCAGGGGAAGGCAAACTGGATCGACCAGCTTTTGAAATCCAAGAGCAAGGTCTTTATGAACCCGAACGACGACAACTACATCGACGTTGACGGGCTCCTCCTGGCGCTGACAGAGGAGTTCGGGGGAGGAGATCCGGGGGCAGCCGCGCGGCTCAAGGCGGAGATCACTTCCAAGAAGGAAGCCGCTACCATGCAGATGCACCAGAAGAATGTCCACGACGCGCTGACTCAGCTTGCACTCATGCGCTCCACGGTGCGCTCCTATGAGGGCGACAAGGGGGCGCCCGAGTTCCAGGCCCGGCTCCGCAAGATTTCCTCCCTGGAAAGCAGCCTCCAGGCCAACCCTCAGTTCAATCACCTGGACCTGATATCCGAAAAGCCGCCCGTATTCATGTACGACAAAAACAACAAGCGCGTCGTGCGCGAGGGCGACAACTTCGTCGGGGCCGATGGCACGGTCTACGAGGTCACGGGAGTGGACGACAAGAAAGGGGAGGCCATCATCTTCCCGCTGGGCGAGAAAACGAAAGAGGCGAAAGGCGGATGGCGCAACGGTCGCTGGACGCAGACGCGCGAGGTCAGCGCGGAGATCCGGCTCCAGAAGGACGGGACGTTCACGGATTGGAACCTCCAGGGCGAGGGCGGCGGGAAGCACTACCCCGTGTCGGCTGACCCGAAGCAGGGAGAGAAGTTGAAGGCCGTGTCCGACCCCGATCTCTTTAAGACCCAGGATGCCGCGTTCAAGCGCGCCAACTTCATCCAGCTTGCCCGGACGACGAAGCAGAAGGACTACCGGACCGGCGTTCCCGTTCTCATGCGTGACGACCAGGATAACGTGCAACTGGCCGAGTACAGTCTGCCGAAAGACGATAGCTCGATCATCAACCCGTTCACGCCGGAGGGGAAGAAGGTCTACATGGACAACGCGGACCTCTTCGACGAAGAGCACGGGAAGGCGCTCGCGGAAATCATGGGGGACCCTGCGTTCGCCAAGCACGTCCGAATGAAGAAGCTCGCGGCCCTGGAAAGCAGCCCGATTGCAAAGAAGATCATGGGCCTACTGGCAAAGCATCCGAAAGGTTTCAGGCCGGACGAGGTGGGGGGGAGTTCCTATGAAGTCCGGACGTTCGTGAATCAACACCCCGATCTGGACTTCGGCTACTTCACCACGGAGAGCGGGGAGTCTGACTACGGCATCATCCCGAAAGAGAAGGAAATGGAGAAGAGCATCGACCTGGGCGAGATGCCGGAGCCCGTGACGTTGCCAATGTTCGTCGTGCGGGTGTAGGATTGGCCTATGCCCTCCTGGCCGATCACGTTCCGCGACAAACGACCCGAGAAGCCCGCCATCGGCGACGCATGGTGGTACAAGCCGGAGGAGGAGGGTGGGGAGGACTACCATCCGCGCAGCTTTATGCTTCCGCGCCTCTCGAAAGCCTGGGAGGCGTCGGGCCGCGATCCGATCATGGTCGTGCTCCCTGACGGCTATGAGTTCTGCATAGATTGGGCGTGGTGGCATGACGGGGTGGTGAACCCCGAGCGGACCGGCTGGACCGTGACCCTTCACACTCCGCCGATCCCCGGGCAGCACCTTCACGTAACACTTCTCCCGAGTGTGAACAGTCCGCCGTGGCACGGCTGGATCAACGACGGCGTTATGTCGAACGCATGAGGGAGGCGCCATGTACTACTCGGATGCCGACGTAGACGAATGGGTCAAGCAGATCAAGGATGCGGAGCCCGCGTACATGGACCGCATGGCGGAGAACGTCGGGTTGATGCTCCTGAAAAAGCGCGACCAGTACAAGACGTTTGGCGTCTACTGGTGGGCCGTGAAGAAGATGATCCAGGAGCGGTGGAAGGGAATCCGCGCGGCGTGGTTCATGGGGAACTACTCTGACCGCTGGATGCTCTCGAAGGCATGGCACGGTAGCCTGTTCAAGACGGTCGTAGCTGGCGCCTACTACCACGGCCAACAGATCACGCAGACCGCCGAGTGCTGGTGGACCGATGAGCATGGAGTCGATCACCCCTACACGCTGTTCGATGAGGACGCCGGACAATGAAAGACGCAGCCGATATCACCGTAGAGGAAATCGAGAAGAGTAACGCCCTGGTGCAGACTGGCGGCGGGGATATCATCGTGCTCCCCGTGAAGCACCCGCCGATAGGGCTCATGCTGGAGCTACGGGAGTGGATGCGGGGGGTGAGGAAATGAGCAAGGTCAAGTTCATCGTCAAAACGCCGTACAATCTCGTTCCCCAGGAGAAGCCCGTCCACCGCGACGGGAAAACGTTCATGCAGACGTTCTACATTCGCCCGGCGTTCCTGGACGCGCCAAAGCGAAAGGCACCACCGGCCGCCGAGCAGCTTGGATTCGATTTCGAGAGCGGGGAAGGGACGGGCGCGGGGCTCTCACCGTCGAAGGATACAAAGGCTCCTGGCGGCGGGCTGGTGACAGAGAAAGAGGTCCGGAGGCGCGCAAAGACAGAGGACGTGTATCACGACGTTGGCTCGAAGATTGGGCGCGCGAAAAAGGACTTGGCTGCCGAACGGCTCAACCTGGAGAACCTCGCGGACCTGGAGAAAGACAAGGCTGTAGCCTTCGATGCCGTCCAGAAAAAGAACATTCTGCCCGCCTATGATCCTGCCGACATGCTGGCGGCTGGCTTCCGGCCCGAGAACATTCTGCTCATCAAGACCATGGCGAAGCTCCTCCCCGACCGCCCGGCCGAGGATTCCCAGGAGGCGCGCGAGAGCTACGTGCATGACCTCACGGCGCTGGCGGACGTATTCGAGAACAGCAAGGGAGAGGCCGACCTCATCACAAAGATATTCGAGTTGGGCGTTCTCTCCCGGGACACCCCGCCAATCCTGGAGGAAGGCAAACAGTATGCCTCTCCGCCGCGCCGCCGATACCACCAGCGGATTCACGACGGCGAGCAATCCCTGTTCTACAACATGGGGAAAGCCTTCTATCTCTATGAGAAAAAGGCGCGCATACAGACCAGCGTGGAAGAAACGAAGCACCTTTCCGAAATGCGCTACCGGGTCGGCTCTCATTACAATCACAGCGACGCCAAGCACATTGAACGCGCATGGTCGGCTGCCGACGAGATCGCGTCATACGACAATTCCGTTAGCGACGGAAGCCTCACGCCGGAGGAAGCGCGGAAGTCTCAAATGACCCTGATAGGCTTCTTCTTCGAGCCCAAGAAAGCCAAGCACAAGGGCGAAGGGGAGAAGTGGATTTTCAAGCGCGAGGTCAGTGAGAAGGTACAACGCACGGGCGGGCGCGCCATCGACGCCAACGAGCCCGAGAAGTACCTGGAGGCTTTCGGGATGCGCGCGGTCGAGTACGGTAACTACGTGCTCGCGGACAAGGAATCGGCCAAGTACCACACGACGCGCTGCGCCGAGGCCCTGGCCGATCTCGCGGACGTGCTTGGCCTGGAGGACCGGCAGGTATCATACAACGGGCGGCTGGCGCTCGCGTTCGGGGCCCGGGGGAGTGGACGCGCGTCGGCGCACTACGAGCCCGTTCGGAAGGTCATCAACCTCACGAAATGGGCGGGAGGAGGATCGCTCGCGCACGAGTGGGGGCACTTCCTGGACAACACCGCATACGGGATTAACGCCCAGGAGAACGGCAGCGGGAACGGGGGTTCTGTCAACTATCTGTCACACGCGGGCGGGGATCGCGGGGACCCTATCCGACAGGCCATGGCCGTTGTGATGAAGTCCATGGAGACGCAGGAACGGGCAACGTCTATCGACGTGAAGGACGCGGAGAACGTCTACGCGGAGATCATGGCGAAAAACAAGTACGACACCGAGCGGTCAAACATGGAATCGCTCTACCGCCGCTACTTCATGGACTCCACCTTCTCCGAGCCCGTCAGCGTGGCAAAGAAAGCCCAGGGGATCATCGACCGGCTCTGGCAACAGAAAAGCTGGCGCCGCGCGTTCAACATGAGCCAGTTCGGTCCGCGATTCGTGAAGTACGTCGTCGGAAAGTCTGGTATCGGCGCCGCTTTCCCGGAGGGGAAGATCGAGTACAGCAGCCGCAGCGCATCCGATTTCGCGGCGACGGCAGCCGAGATGGGCGGATACTGGAACCGCAGCCATGAGAAGTTCGCCCGTGCCTTCGAGAGCTACGTCGAGGACAAGCTGATGGCAGCCGGGAGAAAGTCCACGTACCTTGTGACGGGGACCGGCGTCGGCGCCATGCGGGGCTACGGCAAGTCGATCTATCCCACGGGCTCGCACCGCCAGGAGATGGTGCAAGCGTTCGACCAGCTTGTGGCCGCGCTCAAGGAGAAGGATTACTTCAAGAAGGCCCAGGCGATCATGGAGGCAAGATGGGTTTCGTGATAGAGGGGTATCGCTATACCCCGGAGGCAATCACAAAGCTCGAAAAGTCCGGCGTCCTGGACCTGGAGGCGCACGATTACACGGCCATGTCCTTCCATACATGGTGGCGGATGCAGCGCAGCCTACGGCTCGTGGCGCGGCTCTACAAAGCGGAGGCGCCCGCTGGCATAACAGCCGAGCACAAGGCAACGGCCGCAAAGAAGCTCGGCAGCGGCGAACGCTGGATCACCATTCACCCGCCGGACGGCGACAAGTCCAGGCCCGGCGTTCCGATCCTCATTCGAGAGGACAAGGGAAGCGGAACCGCTCACGTCATAGGTGGGGCGGGTGGGCGCTTGAACATGCTCAAGCTGAACAAGCTCAAGAGCCCGGAAGAGTACAAGAAAAACGTCATGGAGAAGAAAGAGGCCGAGCGCGAAAAGAAGAAGCTGGAGAAGGACAAGGTTCGGGCCGAGCGTGAGAAGATGTTCGCGGGCATGACCGAGAGCGAAGAGAAGGCGTACAAGGAACAGGAGAAAGCCGCCAAGCAAGGCGCCAAGCAGGATGAAGCCCAGCGCGCCAAGGAAAAGGAAAAGACAGAGGCGGAGTTCGCGGACTACATCGGCGAATCCCTGAAATGGGAAGAGGATGACATAGAGGGTCCGTACCGCGCACGGCTCGAAGCGTTGAAGGCGGAGGCAGCCGAGCTTGACCCCGAGGACGGGCGACTGAAAGAAATCCACCACGAGCTACGGATGCTTGAGAAGGCGTACAAACGCGCGCTCAAGAGCCAGCATTTGAACCGCCTCTCTCACGCGCGCGAGATCGTGAGAAACTTCCAGGCCGACCTCCTGAAAGACAAGCAGCTTATGGACACCGTGCGGGAGAAGATCGGGGAGGACACGGGCGCCGCCGAGCGCATCCGCCGGGAGAATGGCGACAGTATCGGCTTCATCACCGGCTACGGGGAGACGGCCCAGGAGAAGGGGCT